AGGCGCTTTTTACCTTGCCCGGCTGCTTATTTTTATTCATCAGAAACCTACCATGATGGGATTTTCAAAGAAGCCGTTAAGATCCTGTCGGGTCTCCGGCAGCATGGCCCGGCCTATATCCATGATCAGGGCAGTGGCCCCGTCGATTTTGTTCTCGCTGTGCTCCTTAATGGGCCTCACAACGTCATCGTTACCGGGGAGGTGCTTGCCCACCACGTTAGAGATACACCATGTCAGTATGGGATGGCCGTCATGGTGGAAGCGTCCGGCCTCTATCGCCGCCTCAAGCTCCTTCATCGGGTCCGACATGTTGGTGTAGTTCTGGACGATGGTTATCGGGCTGAGACCCTCATCGGCCAGATGGTGGGACAGGTTCGTGGCGCCGTGGGGATCGATGGCCGATTCCTCTACCGGGTTCTGCCGGTTGACCGCCTTCGCTTCCTCCAGGATGACGCGGTAGTCGATCTCTGCACCTTCGGTTACCTCCAGGTGGCCGGAGTTCACCCACTTCTGGAAGCGTTCAGCAGTACGCTGATGATCGGTGTCCGTGCTGTATACCGTGTCATAAGGCACCCAGAACTTAGGCGCTATGCAGTAATAGTGCCGCCTGCCATCAATATCACGACTGAAGATGCGCACCATGCTGTTCATATCGAGCTTTCGCGCCAGGTCGAACGAAAGGTAGCAAGGCTGACCCTCGAATTGCTCGATCGTCAGCGTTTCATCCTCGCAGTTGCGCCAGCTGACGAGGTTGAAGTAAGCCGCCCTGGCTGATACCCAGATGTTCAGATGCTTGGTTTTGAAAACGTTGGCCTGGCGGGCGTTGTTCATGGCCCGCTTCTGCTGGCTCAGCAGGAAATCGCTGTAGACAGAAATACCCATATTGGGATTCGCCTTGCGCAGCACCGCCGGATCGGTCCAGTCGTCACCCTCATCAACGGTGTAAATCACACCGAACAGCTCATCGTTAGGTACCGTGCCGTTCAGCATTTCAATAACTTCCCGGCGCTTGTCGTAGCACGGCCCCTCAATGTTGTAGCCCGCAGTGGTGATGGCCCACATCAACGGCTGACGCCGGGCGCCCATACCTGTCAACATGGTGGTGTAGAGCGCGTCGGTATCGTGTTCGTGATATTCGTCCACAATGGCGCAGCTCGGAGAAGCACCATCGCCAGGGTTGCCGATCAGCGGCTCAAGACGGGCACCATCTTCCGGCCGGTTCATGTTGGAGGCATTAACCTCCACGCCAAACGCGTCACAAAGCGCCGGGGTGCGTTTACACATCAGGCGCGCCGGGCGGAACACTTCCCACGCCTGCTTTTCCGTCGTGGCACCGGAGTAAACCTCCGCGCCAAACTCGTCGTCACAGGTGAAGCAGAACAATGCCACACCGGCAGAGATCGCCGACTTACCATTCTTACGCGGGATCTCGGTATAAACCTCGCGGAAACGCCGCAGCTTCGAGCCCTTGCGTACCCAGCCGAACGCCGAGCAGACGATAAACAGCTGCCAGGGCTCAAGGGTGATGGGCATGCGTTTGAAGGCCCACTCGCCTTTCGTATGCGGCAGAAGCTGGATAAACTTTGCCGCCTTTTCCGCCAGATCTTTATCGAACCGGTAAAGAAACTTTTTCGTTTTCTCTTTCGCCAGATCATCAAGGTGCCGCTGGCACGCATCGATGACGTAGCGGCACGCCACAGTTTTCCCCCGGACGATGTCACGGGCATACTGATTTGCGGCGTTCACGTTAGGGTAGGCTTTGCGCGTCATAAGTTTTTAAAGGGGTTGTCCGACTGTTTTTTGTTCCCACCAATCAGACGCTGCCTGCTGCTGGGGTCCAGCCCGAGCATGCCTCCGAAGGAGGCCATCTGCCGCATTGCTTCATTCAGCACGGTCAGCGCCGGGTTTTTGATCACACCGCCCATTGCGCCGGTTACGGTGATTCCGTTTTTAGCAACGTCCACCTGCGCAGCGCGGGCGTTGGCATAGGCCACACAAAACATTTCGAGGTTGTGTAAATCCGTGGCGCACAAAACCTCCTGCGCGCACAGCTCATTAGAGACCATTCTCCACATTGTCGCAGCGGATTCGCTGAGCCACTCGGGCGGGTCAACGCCGGTTATGGGTGTGAAGGAGGGTTCTTCTTTATTGAGGGCGCGCTTACCCGGATTGCCTGCCAGCAACTTCCGGGCAGTCGGCTTGGCGCGGCGTCCGGATCGGCCCGTCGCTCCAGCCATAGACGCTCCAGTTAAATTTTATATTTCGCGGGTGTAAAAATCTGACTGAGGCGGCGGTCCCTTGGGGCACATCCCCTGAAGTTTTCACCCGCCCTCCCCGTTGATGAGAATCGATATCATTCACGCCGGAATAATCGCATTTGTATCATTCCGCGCTTCATCAGTCGAGGTGGAAGTCATCACTGAGGTTGCAGCGCCGCGCGCTGCTGGCATTGTGCGGGCAGGCGCTGGAGTTATGGCCTGACTGACCGCAGTAACCGCAGCGCAGGTTCGCACGGCGGGCTGAGCCACCCCATGTCTTTGGGCAATTCGCTACGGTGTGCAGCGTCGAGCCGCAGTAGGTGCAACGCGTATAGCTCATCGGGTTCTCTCCGTCGCGGTCTTGCGCTTATGGCATGGCCAGCAAAGCGATTCGAGATTGCTGTCTTCGTCTGTACCGCCGTGGGCTTTCGGAATAATGTGGTCGACCGTTTCAGCCGGGCGTGGCCTGCCGTTGCGCAGGCACTGCTGGCAGATGTGTCGATCACGCTTAAGGATGCGGGCGCGGATGATGTCCCACTTACTGCCGTAGCCACGCTGGTGGCGGCTCAGCCCTCGCTGGTGCTGCTGCCATCCTTCATTACGGTGCGCCTCGCAGTAGCCGGAACGATCTGTGGTGGTGCCGGAACATCCACGCTTACGGCAGGCGCGAGGGATAGCAGCTGGCATTAGCGCTTACCATAGAGCATGCCACCGGGCTGTGTTGCGTTGCGGATAGCATCATGAACAGCCGATTTCAGGCTGTCGATTGATGCCGCTTGCCCAATCATCTCAGCCCTGAGGGATACAAACAGATCGCTGTTGCGCACAGCGTCCACCACCGCTTCACGCATGTCGTCTGAGAGCTCAACCCTGGTTGCAACTGCCTGCGCCCGGAATAGACTGCCGTTAACTGAGATCATCCCGGCAACGCGTCGCTTTTCGCTCTCGCTGTCATTTACACGGATGCTGTAACTGCTGCTGGTAGTTGCGTTACCCAGCTTCTCACTTTGAATGGTTCCAGGCTGAACACACGCATCATTGAGAACAGTTTCACCCACCAGCTTTTTATCAGCTTTCTCTTTGCGTCCGGCCTGGATGCGTTCGATCGCATCTTTAATCTCCTCAGGCGTATACCCACCAGCAAACACGGTGTAGTGATCACCTAAGAAAATAACGGGCACTTTACCTTCTGAAGATGCACCATGGCTTTGCTCCCAGCAGTATTTTAAATGGTCAAGCTGGTCAGCAATAGCGTCCTGAATACGCAAGAGATAGCCAAACGATAAGCCCGCTAAAGGCTCCGACTTTTTATTGTCCATAGTTGTTTCCTTTTAGATGTGAGCCTGTCGTACGGAACAGCCGCATGAGAGAAGCGGATCCCCAGGCTCACGGCTGAAAGACTCTCTTTGTTGCGCGTACGAGGCGCATAAAAAAACCTCGCATTAACGAGGCTGTGCTTTATCCCCTACAGGGCATATTTATGATTTATCCGCCAGAGGGGATATGGAAAGTTCGTTAACTTCGGCACCTCCGGCTTGGGATTACTGTTAAACTTGGGTGCCTGCGCCTTTTGTATAAGTCCTGTGCGTCAGAATTAAAAAATTTGTTAGTAGCAGGAATGCTTTAGCACCAAGAGAAATTTGAGAAAAGAATACCAGGTACCGCGAGCAGACATCAAAACGAAATGAATATTCAGTAAGAACGACTCCATTGCCCTCAGGAAGAGGGCTTTTGTTGAACAATTCATTACGTCACACTTCGACTATGAGAGAAGTCCTATGACCCCTTCTAATTGGCATGCGCATAATAAACTTGTAACGAATATGCACTTGCATGCCCTCATGAGCAGACCGGGTTTCCTGCTCATGAGGGTTTTTTCTTTTTCATCATCCAGGCTGATAGCTTAATAACCGCCCGCAGGCGTCTTATTTAAAATCGTTCTTCTTCTTTAGAAGCCCAGCGATATCACCCTTGGCGAGCAAAACCATATCGACGGTTGCTGTTATAAGCGTGTAAAAGCCCAAAGATTTAAGCTGCGAGTAGATCTCTACACTCGTACCTTGGCTAATATTTTTGAAAAGCTCCTGACTTATGCTATCACCCTTAATCTCGATGTATTCAATTTCATCCTCTTCATCATAGATTCTGCTTGCTGACATAGCAGGAAAATTGCTGCCGATGATAGTTACAATTATCTCTTCCATATCCACCTCTTGTTTGCAGTCCGGTAATAACCTTAGATTACAAAATAATTACTTCCAATCAACAACTTAACTAATGCCAACGTCAATCCGGCTTCGTAATGCTTCACAGCGTGGCTAACTGTATGGGTTGGCGAAATGGAAAATACATCATCAGTCGCACTCGCAAATGCGCCATTTTATGGCTACTGAACATCAGTGCTTTTTGCGTTTAGCTTTGACCTCTTCTACTGCTTTTTTAACGATGCCACATATTTCTTCAGCGCCATCAGGGCAGTAATGGTTGTACTTTCCGCCCTCATTCATTACCCGGCGTACATCATTCACGACCCCATCCAAGCTGAGGCCTGAATCCTCATTAAGGGACAGGACTACCAGTAACGCCTGTTTAAGATGATCTTCTTTGTCGTTTTGCATAATTCCACCCCCTTCAAAGTTGTCAGACTTTAAATGTAGACTGAATTACCTTAGACATTGCTCTCTGACGTACTGCTGCAGCCCGGCTATTTGCTTTGTAGCGGTTTCGATCCGCTCTCTGAGGGTGAAATAATCCCGTTCAGCGGAGTCAGTTCACTGGTAGCAGCGATCCGGTGCGGATGGGTGAAGTTTTCTTTTCGCAGCTTTGTACGCTTCAGTCGCTTCACTATGGCTCTTAAATGACCCAAGCTCGATTCTCTTTCCAGAAACAGTAATTCTTGCGCTATACATGTCACGCCTTACGTCATGCTTAACGCCACTGCAGATTCGATTATGTTGGTTTTCTGAAAGAGTCACAGCCCTCAAGTTTTCAGGAGAGTTGTTCGCTTGATTTCCATCTTTATGATCAATGCAGCACGGCCAGTCCCCGTTCAGCAGAAACCAAATTACCCGATGCGTAGAGAGCTTCTGTCTTTTTACACCTACTCTGTAGTAGCCATCAGCAGTTTTAACTCCCGCTTCTTTACCAAGCATATGACCGTTAAATTTTGGTGCCTTCTTCCATTTCAAGCCTGAGGAAACACAGGCATCTACTTCCAAATGCTCCCTGATATACGCTTCACTTTCTTTTGTTGCTTTGGCTCTTTTCATCAAAGACCACCGTTCGAATATATTCCTGAAGGCCAAAGATTTGCTTTTCAGCCGTGACTAATTGCTCTCGGAGATGGAAATAATTTTGTCGAGCGTCTGGAGTGAGTTCGGCGGTGGAAGCATCATCCAGGCTGGGGGAGCTGGTCGCTCCGTTCGTGGCGCATCTGGCGTTGAGCTGCAGCCGACGCTTGCCAGAAGCAACATCGCGCTCAAGCTGATCGATAGTGGCTTTTGCATCCTGCAGTTCTCCGGTGTATTTGGCATCCAGCGCAGCGACATCACGCTGGCGTACCTGCATATCGTTGATGGTGGCGTTTGCCAGTTTCAGGTTTCGCTCGGCGTCGTCAGCACGCTTCTTCTCTTCACCTACCTTGCCGAGCAGGAGGTAAATAACCAGGAAGGATATAAGCAGCTCGATGCCGATTATCAGCCAGGCTTTAGAGGTCATGTTTGCTCTCCGCCAGGCACATCGAGCGCTCCATCTCGCGCCGGTTCTGGAGGCCTTTCCATTTCATGCCACCAGCGTAAACCCAACGGCGCATTTCTTCGCACGCCCCGTCGTGATCACCTTTGTTCAGCTTGCGCAGAAGCGTGGACTTCGAGAACGCGTCAGAACCAACGTTGAAGACAAAGCTGTAAAGCGCGGCGCGCTGATACTCGCCCAGCGGCACCCTGACCAGATTGTCTACCGTACGCTTGGCTGGCTGGAGGTCTTTCCATAGCAGCTGGTCACATTCGCGATCGGTATACTTCTTCCCTCTCACGATATCCCGCCCAGTATGGCCGTCGCACACAGTCCACACCCCGGCGACGTCTTTGTAGGCCTCGTACTTCCGACCTTCGACACCATCCTGCCCACCGAGGAACAGTGAGGCAATCAGCATTGCGCCGCCACCAGCTGCGGCGATCAGTTTATTGCGAAGGCTGCTGGTCATTGGCATATCAGTCTTCTCCAACTTTCACCGCCGGGCCGTATTTCTCCAGCGCCTTAACCTGCGCATTGGCGACCTTGCGTTTGAAATACCAGTTAATGAGTCCGGTAACGATTATCCCGGCAATGCCTGCCAGTACGCCG